AAAATTACCATTAGATCCAAATTCAATGCTTCCTTGTTGTGCAACAGGGACCGCTCCACTACCAGCACCATCAACAACGAAGCGCATATCACCATTAGAGGTGAATACCAATGCTTCATTATTACCATACTGAACGCCAAGATGTTGTTGTCCACTACCATCAACATTCTGCCCAACAGTCAGTGATGCTGTACCCGTAGTATTGACTACAGCAAGTTGTCCATCGGGTCCTACAATAGTGTTATCAGGACCAACCTTTAATGATCTAACTGAAGCAATACCAATGGTAGTAATGCCTGAGATATTGACGTTATTAAAGAATGAATCACCTGTTGTACTAATGCCTGTGTCGCTAACAGAATTGCTAACCCATTCGTAATCAGAACCATTCCAACTTAGAACTTCTTCATTACTAGCACTTCCTGTATTCAGGTGAGAATCAACTCCAGCGTTGTCTAGTAAACCATTAGTTGCTAATCCAACAGCAGCAGTTGTAGCATATGTTGAACTATCAACACTGCCATCAGCTTTTAAGAACTCGTTTGATGTTCCACCAGTTCTGCGGAATTGTGATGCTGTAACAATTCCAGAAGCACTAATCTGATTAAAGAATGATGTAAACTCAGTATTGATACCAGCAATAGATCCACTACCACCAGTTTGTGCAACCCAATCATAATCAGATCCAGTCCAACTTAAAACTTGATTTGCAGTAGCAGTTCCAGTGTTTAGGTGAGCATCGACAGCACCATCAGTGTATGTTCCCTGTGCATCAACAGCAAGAGAAGTCCAACCAGCTCCAGTATATCCTTGGAACTGATTAAGATCAGTATTGAATATAAATGAACCAACAACAGTTGATGCTGTACTAACTACTGGAACAATTGTCTGATCTTGTAGTGTATCTCTTTGAGCAGTTGTAATTTTAGGAGGAATGAAGCAACCACCAGAATATCCAGCTCCAGCCAGTCCTCCAGCAGCAGCAGCATCACCCAGATCAAATACAGATCTAGGGTATTCTCTACCAGCTACAATAGCACCACCACCATTAGCAGCTACTGACTCACCTGGACGAGCAAAAAGTCTAATATTCCCACCAAAGAAACTTTGATCCTTATAATAAACTTGTATACAATCTCTAGACGTAAAGCTCTCTACATTATTTGTAACACCAATAGCAACCCTACTGAGAATAGCGTCTGCCTTTCTAACATCTAATCCTGCTACAGGAACAGTTGTATTAATACCAACGGATGAAATTCCAGTAGTTGGCGTTGAACGATCATATACTGAATCGTAAACATGTAACTGTCCTACAGTAGTAATACCTGCAGGTGCATAAATTCTTCTTGGTAATGGATTAGGTATATTTAAATTTGTAATACTAGATCCATCACCGCTTATATTATTTGCTGTTAAATCACCTTTTACAGTTACATCTGCACCAAAGAAAGAGTTACCTGATGCAGTAAGTCCACCACCAACAGAAACTGTCTCAGATGGTGCTGTATCATTAACACCCAATGTACCCTCATAGGAGAGAGACATTAATGGAGTATTTGCAGTTGAATTGTAATACCAGTTAAAATTACCGGTGTTAATACCTGCAGGTGTCGCATCCAAAACCATGCGGATGTCGCCACTATCATTATTCAGAATATCAAATGTACCATCCTGACTTCCAAACCGAATGGTTGCTGTGCTATTACCACCACCAACATTCTGTCCTAGTTCAATAGAAGATTCACCTGTTAGTGAAGTAACTTCAATCTTAGCACCAGATGCTTCAACAATTTGAATGTCTGATGTTGGAGTATCTGTTCCAATACCAATGTTAGCACTATCTAAATGCAGAACATCGGTAACAGTAGCATGTCCTACGTTAGCAGTTGTTGTGACAATTCTGACTGCTGTTAAAGTTCCAATTCCACTAATAGGTCCACTATCTCTTAACTCAATACCACCAACATCCATCGTGGTGATACCAGAGATGTACCCCATAGCACTGATGTTACTAACACCAGTGATAGAACCAGTATTTAACTCAATACTATCTACATCAGTTATAACACCATCACTAAGATCTAAACTTGTAAATGTCGCTGCTGCACCACTAACTGAAGATGCTGTAATATCATTAACTGCAATGTCTGGTGTATCAGTTAAACTTCTTGCTGTGTTAGCAATACCTATAAATCCAGTTGCACCGTCTGCTCTAATGTTTCCACTAACAGTAATATCTTGTGGAAGTCTATCATTATTAAGAGTTCCAGAAGAAATGTTGGAAGCATTTAAAGTAGTAAGGTTTTCACCTACTCCAGAGAATCCAGCAGCAGTTATAATACCAGAAGCTCTGACTTCACCGTGAACATTAATTGTAAATCCATCTTGGTTAAGTTCAGGACTACCAACAACTAAGAACTCATAATCTTGTAATGCCTGAGTTGTACCAATACCAATATTGGAAGTTGTTGTTAACCCTGATAGCGGATTTGAATCTGGATATGCTCTACCAGTTATCCAAGCTGCTGTTGAAAAACCAATTAATTCTGAAGCAGTTACTCCACCAATTGTGAGTGAAGTAACTTCCAAGTTGGTTATTTCAGCATCCGTCGCACCAAAATTTGAAACGGTACCAATACCTGCATAAAGTAGATTTGTGGTCGTTAAACCACTAACTTTTGTGTTTCCTACAACATCTAGAAATTCAGAGGGAGATGTACTACCAATTCCAACTAAACCGTTTTGATTAACTAAAAAGTTATCAGTATCAACCTGAACACCGTTTTTAAAGTTAAATGACTTATTATAATTTGCCATCGATGCAAGTTTTTAGTTATTTATGCCTTAAGTTTATCCTCTAGTTTTTCAACCTTAAGATTTAGTTCTTTAATGGCTTCAATGAGTAGAGGAACCAGTTTTTCATACTTAACAGTCAAAATAGTTTCATCATCAAGTGATCTTTCCTTCACTGCTTCAGGTAGAACTGCCTGAACTTGTTGTGCCGAAATACCAACCTGTTGCTCTTCAGCGACAAATCCAAGATCTACCGCAAGTCCATTCCAATTATAAGTAAATCCACTAAGCGAAAGTACCTTTTCAAGAGCATTGGTGATAGTCTCTTTGTTAGTCTTCAGTCTATCATCAGATGCAGCAGCGGCAAATGCAGTAAAGTCACCTCTAACAAAGAAATCAGCAGTTGCTGCACTCGTAGTTGGTTCAAGATAGAAGTGTGGGCTAACTCTAATGTCTCTACCATTAGTAGTTTCAGTAGTAGCAGCATCAACAAAAGTAATGAAGTGTGCAGAATTGCTTTCAGTTGCAGTAACGTGAACCTTTTCTGATGTAGTTGCTGTTCCAACTAGATCTCCAGTGATAGTTTTACCTGGAGGAACAATGACATCACCATCTACATACAGATCGTTTTCAATACGAACATCATCTTTAAAGGTTGTAACACCAACAACTTCAAGATTACCACCAACCTTAACATCACCTTCAAAGAAACTGTCTCCAGAAACATTTAGATCAGCATCGATGATAACTTTATTAGTAGCAGCATCAAGGATCAAGTCACCTTCTGATGTATCAATTTCACCAACACTGGAAACTCCAATCTGAATATTCTTAATATCAGCACCATCGCTACCAACAGGCATTCTAAACTTGTTGATAACAGTTAAAGTATCGTCAACAGTTACATTGTTCTTAACTCTAACATTCTTCGTGAAGGTAACAGGACCATCAAACTGTGAGAGAACCTGACCAGAATCACCACCCTCAACCAGCAACCTTTCTTTAATAGTTACCTCATCAAATACAACACTATTGGAACTTGGATCTTCACCAGTTACAGTGTTAATTGGAGTATCGAATGTAGTCTCTTCACCAGTCTGTGCTGACTTCTTGCTGTTACCAACGTAGAAGTCACCTCTGTTGTTCATACCAGTGTAAACAACAACACCGGAGGATCTTTCTTGTGCTTGAGACAGTAACTCTTCTCTTTCAGAGAGAGATCTAACCTGAACTTGTGGAAGACCAGTTGAATAGTTACCAGGACCATAACCAAGATATTCAAAGGTGTGACCAGAAGCACGAAGAATAGATGGTCTTCTGAACTCAACGGGAATCATCTTAACTTTGGTGATTCTCGAATTAGCAGTGTGACTCTCTTGTTCAGTTGCTAATACACCACGAATTACAGTAGCAGAAGCATCATTATTATTACTTGCTACTCTTACAATCTCACTATCAATCTGGAGATAAGAACCTAAAGGCATTCTTAATCCAGTTCCAATACCAGAAGAAGTAAATGTAATTGCTGTAGCATCTTCAGTAACATCAGCAGATAATGTAAATGACTCATCATCAAAGAAAGTCATCATCCTGTTTCCAAGATTCTCCTCACTTACATCAGAAACTGCATCATTAGCGGATAATCCTTGCTTAAGAATTCTTCCATTTGCAGAACTGAGATCACGATTGGTGATAGCATTAAACTCAGTAGCACTTACTTTAGAATTAACTAAGTAAGAACCAAGATTGTTATTATTGCTGTCATTAACTTGGAAACTATTACCAGACAGTAATCCGTGAGGTGTAGATGTGATGAATGTTGAAATACCTGTTATCTCATTGTAATTTTCAGTTGTGATTTCTGATGAAGGAGCAATCAACAGAGCATATTGTGAGGTAAGAATGGTATCATCACCAGTTGTTCTAGCAAGAGCAACCTTTGTAGAAGAAGGAATAGCAGTAATTCTGTAATATCCATCATCAACTGTTCCATCACCAGTGATTTGAACTACACTACCAAGAGCACTTGATATACCAGCAGCAGTAACTACATATCTTGCATTTCCGTCACCAGCACCAATTACAGTTTCATCAAAGAATAGTGAGGAAGCACCATGACCAGAACCAGGACTAATTATTTCAACAGAATCAACAGCACCACCTGAGACTACAACTCTAGCGGTAGCACCTTGCCAAGTTCCTGTTTGAGAACCAACAAGAAGTTTTACATTCTGATAAGTTCCATTATTATAAGTAGCGCCAGGTGTAATTGTACCAGTTACAATTGAAGCAAGACCATGCTCTCTAGAAGTTGTAATTGTTGCAACTCCAACCGTTGTTTCTACGGTGGTAATATCTAAACCAAGACCTAATGTTGTGAGACCTAAGTCAATACTTTCTCTGGTAACACTCTTCTTTTGATCATTTGTTTCTACGTCACCAATTGGTGAACGCTTAGCATATGTTTTTGCTGCTCTTGGGTTTGAATCAATATTATCACGATCTAGTTGAGGATACAGATCTTCAGATTTCTGTTTGAATTCTAAATCTGTAAACCCTACTTCCATAGCGTTGTTAGCATTCAACACATAGAGGTGATAAACACCATCTTGTTGATTTTGAATGTATGGTGAAATAACCTCATTTCTATAGATAAGCAAGTTTGATTGCATATCATTTCTTTCAAATCTTGGGAGATCTACATCTCTAACTGTTACATCATTAGTAAATACTCCCATGGTGTGAGCAACACCGACAGTATCTGTAGAAGAATAAGTAAATGTATTTGCGTCATTGACACCAGTAACGGTAAATGTTCCATTAAATCCTAAATCAAATGTTCCACCAGTGTTCTGTGTACTAGTTACATTGCGGATAATAACGGTATCGTCTACGTTTAAATTGTGTGGAAGATCACTAATGACTGTAACTGTCTTGTTATCTTCAGTACAGGTAGCAATGAATCTGGGATTTCTATTATAATCAGTATCTGAAGAATCAATTGATGTTCTAGTAAAGTCTGCGTCCGTTAACTGACTAGTAGAACTAGATTCTTGAATAATAAATCTAGATTCAGGATCTTTAGCATCTGCTGTCTCTTTTGGAATAACTGCTCTAACTTTAAAGAGTTTCTCATCTAAACTTCTTTCATCAGCAGTTCTCAGAACATAAGACAGATCTGTTGATTCACCATATACTGCTACACCATCTGCCTCAAAGGCACTGTAAATGTCATTAGTTTCACTGGTATGAATAAACCAGTTATCATTAGCACTATCAAACTGAATTGGTGAACCAAGATCACCAGAATCTTTATCAGAAACTCTACTTAAAATACGAAGATCAGTTCCCTTGAAAACATTAATTGCTTCACCTTCAATAGCATTTCTAAAGGATGATGCAATCTTAATAGTATTATTATCACCATTGTTGATAGCATAATAAGTTGTATGTGCTGTGATATTCTCTGGTAAATCACCAACATCACTTATAATGCGAATACTTTCACCAGTTAATATAGTGTTTGGACCAATAGTAAAGTCATTATTTGATGGTTCACCAGTTACGGTAAACTCTTTAACCGAACTTGTGGTTCCTAGTGCACCTGTTCCAACACCAATAACATTATCAACCATTAAGATTGGTGCAGAGAATGTTGTTCCTGCTCCTGCACCACCTTGGAAATAAAGTCTATCGTTTAATCTAGCACCAATTCTATATCCTTGAGTAATACCTGAAGGTTTACCATCGTTCGTAGTAAATCCTTTAATGTAAAGATGACTAGAAATACCAACAGACGTTGTTACACCAACATCTAAAGACAACCACTCAATTTTATCATCTGTTCCAGTGATAGCTCTTGGTGGAACAATTGATGTTACATATGCTCTATTATCTTTAGCAAATGCTGTCTTCTTAAATCCTTCAGATATTAAAGATAATTGTCCAAAGTTTGAGTTGGAGTTGGTAATACTCGCATCTCCACCTGTTACAGCTTCAAAATGCTTATTAAATCCAATAGCAAACACAGATACAATCTGCATGACTGCATCATTGGACATTTTAACGTGGGTAGTTTCCCATCCACTACGATATACTGCACCAGAATCTAAATGATAAACCTTGTCGGCATCAGTTTGTGATGAACCAGATGCTAGGTCTGAACCTTTTGCTGGGTTAAGACCTAAAGGTACATCAACATATGTTCTCGATGATGGAACATACTTTGCAAAAGCACGATCATCCTTCTGGAGACTGATTCCTGTGAACTGAGCTACAACGATACTACGGAATCCAGATGCTTTTCTACCATCAGCATGAAGACCATTCATACCCCATACAGAACGCATCGACACGTTGAAAATATATGGAGATGCACCTTCAACAGTATCAGTTTCAACCGTCAGAGTTGCATTAGCAGCACTCGGAGCAGGATTTAGTGTTGGATTAGCATCAAATCCAGGTATTACATATGTAAATGTAGTTGGTGTTGGTGTATTTTGTACCTTAACTGAAATATTATATGGTGCAGTCACACCACTTCCAGATACGCCTCTTATCTTAATTGGTGTTCCCTCATTCAATCCATGAGGATCTTGTGTTGTAACAGTTACGATTGCAGTCGCAGTGATACCATTACCTGCTTGAATGTTGGTAATATTAACTACGTCAGCAGCAAAAGCACCAACAATTTCCCATTCTGGATTCCTCTTAGCAAATCCCTCAGGATTTGATGGGAATTTCTGACCAATATCACGATATGAATTGAATGCATTAGCAACCTTGTTATAATACATATCAAGGTCTGTTAGACCAAAGGTGCCAACATTATTAACACCATCTACATACTCAAAACAAGTTAGTTTATGGTGTGAAAATGTAGGAGTGGCTCTATTAATATCACCAAAATTATCAGGATCAGTATAAACAAAACTAGATTCATCTCCATCAAAGAAAGAGAACTGCCAGAAGTAACAAGTACCAGTTAGCCTGAAGATAGCACTTTTATCTACACCAGGATCAGTTGGATTTGGTACATATTTTGGTCTAATCTTTGTTTTTCTTAAATCTAGACCAACAATAGACACACCTCTGGGTATAATAATACCACCAAAGTAACTATTAAACTTATAAAGTATATTATCTTCTTGTGTTAAATCAAAATTAGTATCTAGATCCAAAGAAAGAAGATTGGATGCTAATTCACCAACACCACCTGCTCTAGTTACAGCAAAGGCAGAGTTATTGTTATCATAAATTGCAAAACCAGGTCTGTTATCAATTAGGTGCTCACCAGGAAAGACAAGAATAGTTGTCTTCTCAATGATATCATTATTTGCACCTTTAACATATGAGAATCTTGCAGCTTCTAAAAGTGCTCTTTGAATCGTTTTAAAAGGGCGAGCAAGAGAATTACCTTCATTAATAATAGAATCTGTAGAATCTAAATCATCAGGGTTAACGTATAGTATCCTGCCTTCTACGTTCTTAATAAAATTGTCTAATTTATTCAGAGGCATCGTATTTCTGCTTCTATATTATTTCTATGTTTTATTTATGGTGATAAATCTTCCCCGCAAATGTAATCGATGTCTTTAGGCATGTCCTCTGGGTTTTGCAAATCTAGATCAAACAAACATGGATGTGCCTGTTCGTCAACCAGATAGAATGAGTAATTATACAATTCGTGAACACTATATTTTCTATTCTTTCTCGCTTCATCCGACATATCTTGGTCAACAGTTTGACCATCTTCCAATTCATCAAATGTAAATGGAATGCCTTCTATAAAATACATTCTAACTAGTTTGGTATTACCATTAAGGTCATACCCATACCAACAGTAATTAGATGAGATTTTATATTTGTAAGACATAAACTCTTCCGTTTAATCTTATTTATTTTAATACCCGCTGCCGGATTCGAACCGGCACTGGAAAGATTTTAAGTCTTCTGTCTCTGCCGTTGGACTAAGCGGGCAAGGTGCTCCATGCGTGGATCGAACACGCCTCAGGCGAATTATGAGTTCGCTGCATTCACCAGATTGCTAATGGAGCGATAGGAATGCCGGGAATTGAACCCGGATGACCCCGTTATAAGCAGGGCGCATTAACCTTTATGCGACACTCCCTGATGATGAATTAGTTTGCTTCGTCGTGATCTGTGTATATTCGAAGTAATTCATCATCAGATGGTATCATTACTGCTCTATTTCCATTCTCGTTTTCTACACATATCCTCTCTCCATTTTGAACTCTAGAGAAAAGATCTTCCCAATTTTCTTGCCATTCCTTCACGGTGTAGATTTCCATAAGTGATCTATTTAGTTAATGGGATTCATATAGGTTAAAAGAAATTACTACTCGAACATCTCTCGACTTAGAAGATGAGCTGGCATGATAGTGGTTGCCATCAAAGAAAACTAACTTACCTTGTTCTGGAGTTACTCTATGTTTAACTGTGTAGTTGAGTGACTGTTCAGTCTCATTGAAGATGAATGTATCACCAGGAGTATTATCACAATAATATAGAGCAACAACGTTGGTTTTAATCATGCTGGCGTCTTCTGCTACATGATCAATGTGTGGATTGTTATACCCTAAATCATTTTCACCAGGAATATTAAGACCTATCCTCATTCTGGCTAGACTCACATCTGCTGGTGGATAATGCTTCTTGTATTCATCAAGAAGTAACGGAACAAAAAAAGAAAAGAAATTGAAGAATTTATTCTGTGGTTGACCGTTCACAAGTGTGAGGTTAAAAAACCCAGGTTGTGGTTTATATCCTTTGTCAAGATCACGGTCGTTAAAGGTAACGTCTGGTAAGTAATGCCAATCAAAGTCTCTACCAAGCAAAACATTCTTAACATGTTGCTGTAGACTAGGTGGCAGAAAATCTTTAATTTCTTTTATTTCCATGATAAATTAAGTGACCTATTTAGTCAATGGTAGCAAGGTCGGCATACTCAATTTGATCTTCAGTCATATTAGCAGTAACAACCTCAAGAACATTCATGAATTGATCTACTGTATCGCATTCAACAATCTTTTCATCTCCTTGATCGCTGAGAAGCATAAAGGAACGGGAGCAGATGTCGATAACAATGCCTTCAACGTATTCTGCGGTGTTCATTGGGTTTTCCCTTGATTACCCCCATATTATAGAGCACCAGACCCAGAGCGTCAAGGGGTGTGTGCCAGTTTAAGTTCCAGCCCATCTGGCTGGAGATTTGGACCCATTATCATAAAATGTATCAGCTTCAGTAGAAGATAATTCAATTTTCCACCAACAAGATTTGTACCATTTTCCACACCAAGTTCCTGTAGTGTATGCGCTATCACTTACACTACCAAATTGAAAGCTTCCTAAAACATAACCAACTTCATTAATCGTATTACTCTCTGTATATGAGTCTTCTAAACTTCCATCAACATACAATTTAATATTACCACCAGTTGACATTGTTAAAACGACACAAGTAAGTGTATTTTCTGAAAAGACATAACTAAATGTTTTTGCAACAGTAAAATTTCCACTACTATCTCTACGCACTGCTCTCAACTTCATATCACTATCCTGAAAATAAAATCCAACTTTAACTTGTCCTGAAGGTGGATTGCCATCTGATAGATTACCAATTGTTTGTCTTACGTTACTATCATTATTATTTGCCTTCTTATATTTGAACCATATACCATAACTGAGAGGATATGATCCTGGATATGCTTCAATATCATTTCCACCACTATTTGCTGGAGATAAAGTACCAGGCATTCCATCATCTTCACTACCAGTTGAAAAATTATATCCTACAGCACTATCAAAATCTAGATATCTTCCATCAGTATCTGTTTTAACACCAACATAAAACTCTCTTCCACCAAATCCATTAAAAACACTTACTGAACCATTTCTATCATCACTACCACCAGCATTCCAGTCAAATCTTCTGTTTATAGCAAGAGTTTGTAAAATTCCACCTTCACCATATCCAGATGGTTGTCCAGGCTCCTGCCATCCACCAGTCCAATATCTCCATAATCCTCTCCTATTATCGGAAGAATAATAGACAAGAACTTCTTCGGGTCTAGGTACATCAGGTTGCTGATGAGTAAAAGGTAATAAAACCTGTGCTTGTAATGCTCCAGCCATTATGCTAATCCTGTACCAGAAACTAAGAATTTATTGCTAGCAATACAGAGTATAGTAGCCATACCATTTTGAACTAGGAACATATCTCCCTCCTCATTGGTTGAAGCATAGATCAAAGTTACACCAGAACCAGCATCAATGTCCCTTCTATATGTCCCGTTAGAAGTATTTGGATCTGTATTAATAATAGTTATAGCATCACCAGCAGAGAATACGTTTGGTGGAACAATAATTCTCCAGTTAGCATCAATATTTACAACCTTACCACTATCACTTGCAACTAAAGTTGATGATGGTGAAGGACTTAAGTTTTGGTTGGGACTAGTTCCAAGAGATCTAAAACCTAAACTACCTGTACTACCTGCTGTTCCTGTAGCACCTTGAGTGCCCTGATTACCACTTCCCGCAATACCCTGACGACCTTGACGACCTTGAGCACCCTGTGCTCCAGTGGTTCCTTGAGTACCACCTCCTCCTGCAATACCCTGACGACCCTGACGACCCTGACGACCTTGAGTACCTTGAGTACCACTTCCTGCAGTTCCTTGACTACCTGTAGTACCTTGAGTACCACCTCCTCCTGTAATACCCTGACTACCCTGTGCTCCAGTGGTTCCTTGAGTACCACCTCCTCCTGCAATACCCTGACGACCCTGACGACCCTGACGACCTTGAGTACCTTGAGTACCAGTTCCTGTTGTGCCTTGACTACCTGTAGTACCTTGAGTAGCAGTTCCTGTTGTGCCTTGACTACCTGTAGTACCTTGATTACCAGTTCCTGTTGTGCCTTGACTACCTGTAGTACCTTGAGCACCTTGAATACCCCCAGCACCTTGGGCACCATCACCCTGAATACCCTGAATACCCTGTGTTCCTTGTGTACCTTGTGTACCAGTTCCTGTAGTACCTTGTGGTCCTTGAGTACCCTGAGTTCCGTCAGTACCTTGAGTACCAGTTCCTGTAATGCCTTGAAGACCTTGAATACCCTGAATGCCTTGGATACCCTGAAGACCTTGTAAACCTGTACTATCAGAAAATCTAACCCAATAAGTACCATTCCACTGCCAGGTAACACCGTTAGCAGTATAAAGTTCGTCTAATGCTGGATTTTGTGGAAAATCGAATGTAGCCATTATCTAGCTTTTTAGATATTTATAGTTTAAGTACCAATTTATGTAGTGGTAATATTCGTATTAGTAACAAGATAATTAGCAGTCGTATTAATACCGCTTCTAACATCGTATTGAACCACTCTCATCTGCTCAAGACAATTTTGATAATTTCGATTTACTTGACCAGGAGCAAGAGTAGTGCTATACATTCTTAATACACGCACTTCACCATCAACTGCATTGGTGTATGGGTTATTATTTGGGTCAAAACACATAATACGAAGATCTGCATCATTATCTCCGAATATATAATTCCTTGTTGTATTATTAATCTGAGCTACAGTAAGTCCATCAACATACATGTTAATATATCCTGTCTGACCACCAAACCATACATTTCCTTCATATGCCCAAACAAAATGATGATAAGAATTTAACCAACTATCTGCTGTTCCAGGCAACTGCCATCTGACTCCCTCGTCCCATTCTATTGCTCCCACATTACCAAAACTCTGGTTCTGAGAAGCAGCAACCATATACACATAACCATCTTCTTCAAGAAATCCAACACTATAATGTTGATCATTAGTTTTAGTTTTTGAAAATATAAAGTTAAGATTATCTGCTGCCGAATTCAGCTGTGTCCAACTATGAATATTTACATATGCCTCAAAGGTCCAGTTATCAGTCTGATCAGGCATCCAACTAGCATCGGTAATTTTTCCATAATCATTAGACCCATCAAAAACAACAGAATTTGTACCACCAGTAGGACCAGCTACCAAAGTAAAGTTTCTACTATTACCACTGATATCATTCCAAGTAGTTCCACTACCTGACCAAGAAGAACTATCTCTAGCATCTAATTCAAATAGTAAGTTATCAGTAAGTGCTTTTACCTCAATTGTTTGAACAGAAGCTGTTGCAGCACCAATAGTCAGAGTTGAAGTATAACCACTAGAAATTGCTGCGTGTTCATCTATAGTGGTAGTAGTATTACGAACAAATTTACTCCATATCTCACTATTACTGCCAGTAAATGTTTGGGTAGAAATATCATACTTATACCAAGCAGAAGTACCAGCATACCATCCTGCCTGACCTCCAAATCCTCCAATTTCCCAAAGAGGTGTATTAATCTCTAATGATATTTTAAAAAGTTTAGGTTGTACAAAATTACTTGTCCATGAGTTTGCTGCAGAATCAGTAAAATCTAAAGGAAGTTTACTTATCATTATTTGAGTTCCTAGCTGACCAACTGTAACTAGATCAGTTCCACTAATAGCCGATCTAGAAAAATAAGGTCCACCAAAACCATCAGTTCTGAGAGTGGCACCAAGAAATCTATAGAAATTTTGATCCTGAAGAGTACCAGAACTATCAATCTTAATAACTCCACCGACAGGCGTATAAAAACTTTGATAAAATCTGTTTATATTCATAGTAACATATACATTGTCGGATGAATCAACTGCAATACCCTTTACATCGATATCAGCACTATTAGATAAAAATTCACTCTCAAATAATCTAGACCACTGAAGAGTTCCCGATGTATTATATTTCACAACAAGTACCTGATCTCCACGACTATAACCAGCAGCATATATCATTGTCTGATTGCTGTTGAAACATAACACACTAAGACGGTCTATCTGAGCAGAACTAGGTGTTGATTGAGATGAATCTCCTACATTTCTATGCCATTGAAGAACTCCACTACTATTCCATTTTGCTAAAGAACCCTGCCAGTTATAATTGAATTCTCCAGGAGGTGGTGATGCTTGAAATCTATTTGAATACCCACATACATAGGTATCACCATTTGTAGCAGTGATTGAAAACCGTGGTTCATCTTGTTGAGATCCACCAACACCACGTTGCCATTGTGCAGTTCCAGAACTATTGTATTTTATTAGAACAAAATCACTACTTCCTTGACCACCACTAGCTCCGTCAGCGAATACAGAAGCATAAACATTTCCAGAATTATCAACACCAATTCCTGCAGATCTAATTTCATTACCATTTGCTACGTCACTTACCCTTTTACTCCACAGTAATGATCCATTACTTGTTGCAAATTTTGCATGATGTACTTCATATGTATATGGACCTGTCCTAGAAGTAAATCCAACATATACACCTGATGCCTGAGCACCAACACCAACTGCTAAAGCAGGACCAATCCAACCACCGTCCCAACCAGAATAATTTACACTGAAAGTACCTGCAGTTCCAATCAGTACTTTCCATTGTTCTTCAAAATTAGAGTTAAATTTTACAAGGAAAATATCTCTTGATACTGGTTGACTTGATGGAGCTGGTGGATTACCACCGACATGAGCATAGTCTGCAGAACACACAACATAATAATTTCCAAAAGTATCCGCAACCATATTTGGTGAGTACATTCCCATGTTTCCATAGAAATACATGCTACCACCAAGCATAGTGGGTGATTCTCCTCCACCACCAAAACCAAAACCACCATTAAATCCAGAAAATCCCTGAATACCTGCAAAGGGAGTCATAATTTAATCTATCCTACAGATGTTTTACTTGCACAAACTAGATAAGAATGAGGGGTTGTTGATGAAGATGTTTTTATAATCATAAAAGTGTATATATCATGTCCACTTCCAGACGAAGCTATAGGTTGCTGACCACCAACCCATTGCAAAGTTACATTTGTGGATGAACCGTCTATTTGAACACCAACAATTTTATGTCCGTTTATTGGAATTACTAATGTAGTTGTCACCGCACGATTTGCAAACATATCATCTGCAAGGGATATACTACCAAGAGATCTAAAGTTAGGAGTATGGTCACCAAGAGTATTAGCAGTATACAGGAAGATATGTCCATTTGTCAAATCACAATTAAATGTTCCAGATAGAACGGTAGACTGAGTGAGAACTGATTCTATCTTTCTCCCGTTTAGTTCACATCTATTAGTATTAATAAAACTACTAGCACTAGTTCTATGTTGGGCTTGTCCACTACTAGCATTACTGTATTCTAATCCAGGTGCCCCAGCAAAGGATCCACTATTATTATATTGGAATTGTGTATTAGATCCAGCAGCAGTACCAGATCCTGGAGTGCCATCAGTACCTTGGGAACCAGTTATTCCTTGAATTCCTTGGATACCCTGACGACCCTGACGACCCTGACGACCTTGAGCTCCTTGATTACCAGTTCCTGTTGTGCCTTGACTGCCGTCAGTACCTTGTATACCAGTTCCTGTAATGCCCTGACGACCCTGCCGACCTTGAGTACCTTGATTACCTCCACCACCAGAAATACCCTGAAGACCTTGAGTACCTTGAGTTCCGTCAGTGCCTTGTGTACCAGTTCCCGTTGTACCTTGAGCACCGTCAGTACCTTGAGTACCAGTTCCTGTAATGCCCTGAATACCCTGCCGACCTTGAGTACCTTGTGCGGCAAGAGCAGATGCATCAGTTCCTTGTAGACCCTGAAGACCTTGAGTACCCTGTGCAGCAATGGAAGATGCATCTTGACCTTGGATACCCTGAATGCCTTGAGTTCCTTGAATGCCTTGAATACCTTGTGTGCCTTGACGACCTTGAGTACCCTGAATACCTTGGATGCCTTGTGTACCAGTAATACCTTGAGTACCAGTAGCACCTTGAAGACCAGCTGGACCTTGAGAAACCTGAACCCAAGCACCATCATAATAGATTAGTAATGGTCCATCATCATTATCCCACCACAAATCAGCATACTCTGGATTTTGTGGTGGATTTGGTGAAATAAAAACTGTTGTTCCACCACCAGCAAGAACATTAGCAGCATCAATCCAACTTACACCAACACCTGTTGATATTAATAAAGAAGACGCTGTTCCAACATTTCCATGAAAATCTTCAATATATCCTTCTAATTCAAGTGCTCCTACCTTAATTTCTTGAGTTACTTCTACATCACCCCTAAAGAATGAATCACCTAAAACATCTAGTTGTTTTGTTGGAATAGTACTTCCAATACCAACCCTATCAGTATCACTGCGATATACTAACTTATCTGCTCCACCTAAGGCTCCAGCAGTATTATGAAATTGAACCTCAAAGATAGTTCCACCAGCACCAACAACAATATCTGCTTGTTGCTCCCATACAAGACCGCCAGTAGCACTCTTGACTAGAATCTCCCCTTGACCACCCTCAAAATTATTACTATCATAAATTGTACCTAGTAATTTTATATCACCATTTACATCTAGTTTTGTTTCTGGATCTGTAGAACCAATACCAAGTCTATTGTTGATATTGTCAAAAATTATTGTATCAGTTGTATTAAAATTACCATTATCATTAAATAACAATCCTCTAGTAGAACCAGGAGCAAAGAATCTAACCGTAGCTGCTACTCCAGGATTACTTCCAATAGCAGTTACACCAGAACCAGTAAAATTAAGTTGGGTGATACTATTCGCTACACCAACCAGTGTGCCATCATCAAATACAGAAATCGCACCAGGAATAACTCCACCCGCAATCTCTACCCAGTATCTTTTTCCAGGATTAGATTTAAGGGATACAATCTGATATTGTTGTCCAGGTGGAGGTGCCACACTCTCTGGATCACCCAAATTGGGTTCTGCTTGATCTAGACCAAGAAAATTATATCTATCTTCAGTTAATTTATCTTGGGGAGTTCTTTTTACTCTCCCACTAATGTACTTAGCCATACTTTATTATGATGTACTATTCTCCAGAATACTCATGATAAATTCCATCTGTAATGGAGCAATTTGACCTCCACTTGAAGAAATACCCACATCAACAGTAAAAGTATTTACTGTTGCATTAGACACCACCAAATCTTGACCAGAGGCAGGATCTGTAGGTCTAGGATAAGTATGAATAGATCTATGTTTATCCATACTGCAAGTGAATGAAAGTGAATTATCTGTTATTTGTATTTCATTTCCATTCGATAATCCATGAGCAGCATCAAAACTAAGTGTTAAGATACCAGTATCAGGAACATATGATCCACCAGTTGGTGTAAACGGTCCACCAACTCCAGTTGTAACTGTTATAGAATTTGCTTCAGATTTAATGAAATTATGATCTGCTGGTTGATAAGTGTGTGGAATATTATTAACAACACCAGCATCAACTTGAAACTTTTCTATATCATCAATTGCAGTAACAGTGAATGATCTTTGTGGAGTTGGGAAGAATGATGTTGTAATACCACCACTATATCCACCACAATCAAATTTGATATTATTCATTGTAATTTCATCATTTACACTAAAACCATGTGGTGATAGTGTTCTGACTGTTGCTATTCCAGATTGATTATCATAATCTACATTTGTAATAGTTCCTACACCAGATTGTATTCCTTCAATAACAACTGAATCTTGTACAATTGCAGTCTTTTCTAGTACAAGTCTTCCATCAATGATGACAAGTGAATCATTAGGTGGAACTTCTACATCTTTTATAACACGAATATTTCTAATATTTCCTGAAGTCTTTGTCGAAGTACTTGTTCTTCTGTGAGTGAATGTAACAGTTGGATATGTGGTTGCAGCGCCAACATTGGAAACTGATGCATAAAGAACAATAGCAGATACACCAGTAGGAGTTTTATAAACGGTCTGTTCTCCTGGAGCAACTGGTACTGCTACTGTTAGAAATTTATTAAGTGGTGCGATTGCCATATTATCTCAGCGCAAGTATGAGTGGTGTAACTTCTGCTTGAATTGATCTACTAAAGTCTCTACCTCGGATAATAGAAGCTGTTTGATCAATTTGAAGACCATCACCAATATCAAAGTTTCCTTTTTGATCGGTGCTTGTAAATGGAATTTGTGCTCCATTACGAGCAACAACTTCATTTTCCTTAATTGGAACTCCACCCTGGAATGGTAGTGAACTATTTATTAGAGTGCCCGTACCAATATATTCAAAAGAATGAGAAGATGTGAGAATTCTGCTAATCCTTCTCAGTTCCATTGGATCATTAGCAAATAATTCAAATGGAATAAATTCATTAAATGTGATTGTTGTGATACCAGTAGCAGCTACTGGTTCTGTTGCTTCTAGAACCGTAAAATAGATAGGTTCCATTATTGCAGTAGCAAGCGTAGTATCACCATCAATATCAACAACTATATTCTGTGTTGCTAAGTAATTTCTTCCAGAGTTTATAACATCAATTTCTATAATTCTTCCATCAGCATCAATAGTAGCATCAGCCTCAGCAATAATACCCTGTGGTCCTTTTGGAGTCAGTTCACCATCAGCATCACGAATAATAACACTTGGAGGACTTTCTTGACTGAATCCTGATCCAGGATTATCTACTCGGATAGATTGTAGTCTTTCTAATGGATCAGCAATTCTACCAGAACCAATTGCATCTGGATAATTACCCAAATCAATTTTAAACCACAATGCCTGACCATCATAAGGTCTTCTGAAATTATTACTAGAATCACTAAGTCCTACAGCAACAACAATATCGAGTTCTGCTATTTGATCAACATTAACTCTTCCAGTATAATCTATTGCACCCAAACCATCAGCAACTAATCCAAAGTTACCAAAGGATGAGTTGGAGTTTGTTAAATCACATTGCCCACCAGTATCAGCATAAATTCCAATATCACAGTTAATTGTAAAGATGGAAACTAACTGTGCATAAGCATTATTAGTCAGAGATACACCAATACCTGCTTCATTATATTGAGTAAATGAATCACAAACCATTGATTTAATATCTGCACCAGGAACTGATGCTGTTGCATCATCTCCATTAATTCTCATACCAATACTTCCAGTCATGAAGTTGGTACAGTTACGAATATATGGAGATCTCCACCTATTCGTCGGTCCTTCTGTTGCTGGACCAACATCTGTAAATCCACTAGCAGCATTTACTCCTGTTATTGGGAACGCAACAGCACCAGCAACAGGACCGTGTTGAACACCAACAGTTGCTCCTGCAAAGTTTAAATTCTCAATTAAACATCCTCTTCTAACCCAAAAAACATCTTTATCTTGATTTTGTGGTTCGATTGTGACGAGTCTTAAATCTTCTCCAGTAATAGAAACATCTCTATTAAGTCCTACTGGATTGTTCTCAATATATCTTCCAGGACGAATCTTAATCGTGTCACCAGGTTGAGCAATAGCAGCTGCTGCTCCCACTGTTGCTTTAGCATCACCTTCCAGTAATCCACTATTAGAGTCATCACCATCTTTTGATACCCAAATGGTATTTTCTGTTTCTACACCTGATGGTCTCCAAGATACACCTGTACCAACAGATGATAAACGATAATCTTTTCCTGCGTCTCCTGTTTCCTGATTTATATCAATCAAAGAACTATTCAGTTCTGTTGTTCCATCTACTTCTAAAGTATTGTTGAGTGTCGTAGCACCATCAACATCTAAAGTGCTATTAAGTGTTGTATCCTGATCAACATTTAGAGTTCCGTTTATATCTAATGTAAATGCTGGATTGTTTTGATTAATTCCAACATTGGTCATCCTGTAAATGTTACCAGAATCAGTATACCCCCACAAATCTTGTGTTTGTATTCTAGCAATTTCAATAGGATTAGATGGATCAGGTATTGGAATACATGTATCTGTACCAATACCTAAACTATTACTCTGTACATAATTAAATACAGTAAAAGACTGTGCAGCACCTACAATAGGTATATACTGACCTTCATCCTGAACAAAAACACCTTCAGAGAATGCTGGTTCAAATGTAACCCAACGAATACCAAATTGATCACGGTTCAAAAATGCACCGTTCACACCAGGAGAATTTGCTGAGTCATAGATAAACTCATCAATTTTGACACTACCTATTATATCCAGTAGTTGTTCAGGAGAATCTGAATTAATACCAACCTGTCCATCAATTATTAATGTTTTGTCTGTAGCATGTGAACTTATAAAAGTACTTCCAACACCAACAGTTCCAAAAGCAAAGTAATCTTTATTAAAATCTACTTGAAGCAAATGTGTACCAGTTGTTTGAAGTCCTACAGTGAATAACTGTCTAACTAAAAGATTGTCTATTTCAGTAGGACCACGAAAGGTTGAAATTCCAAGAACTTCTAGATTACCATCAACGGTAAGATCACCATCAACATTAAAATCACCATTAGAAATTATATCTCCATTAAAAATAGAATCACCATCTGAGGTGAATCCATTTGCCATAAAGACATTATCATAAAAGCTTACCCTTTTATTGAAAAAAGTTTCCTTACCGTGTACCTGAATATCACTCATTCTAGAAACCTAAGAGAGATGAAACTGTATTTAAAATTGGATTACTAGCACCAACAAGATCACCAACAACATCCTCACCAACATAGGAACCAGCAAATACTTGCTGCGTAAATCCTTTTCCGAGATCATCAATCAGATTTCCAGTAGGAGCATCATAATCAATCTTGTTTCCTTGCATCAGGATTCTACCTGATCCAGAATTCATTGTTATATTTCTTCCTGCCTTGAATTGGATATCTTCATCCGCTTCAATCATAACATTCTCTGCTCTGATTCTAACCATACCCTCAGCAGCAGAGAGGGATATATTTCCATTCTTACCAATTAAAACAATATCTTCAGATTTTGCAGTGTTCTTTTCACCAGCACATATCTCAATCACATGGTCATTGTGAATGGACATGAACCCAGAAGAGCTCAGAGAAATAGAAGACTGATTGCTTCCATCATCAGTGACGCCATACATTGTATAAACATCAGTTCCACTGATTCCCATTTGGGGATTGGCAGTATCAATCCTAAAATTAGTATTGAAACTAATTAGTTGTCTTCTAAAAATATTCTGAGGTCTTTCAGACATTTTAATCTGGGCAATCTATGGATATATTAAGACCCTCTGGAAGTCTTACTTTACCAAGCAATGGTCGTAATACAGCACCATTACCAGTTGAACTTTCAACAAATAAGAGTGGTAAAGAATCTGTGAGGTTAATATCACTATTTAGAGGTTTAACACTATTAATTTGTCCGTTTACAACTTGAGTTTCATACCGATTTCCTCTATCATCAACCACAATATCTCCATCTACATAATTATCTCCACCATCCTCAACAATAACATCAATAATACTATAATCATCTATATCTCCTACACAATAATTTTCACCTTCAGACACAATATAAATTGATTCTACTTCACCTTTATCATTGATAATGGACCTAGCAACTCCACCATATCCCTGGTCGCTATCATCTACAATCTCTACAAATGGTGGGAAAGTATAACCAGAACCACCGTTAGTAATCTGAACACCAATCACACTACCAAGTGCAACACATTCAGACTCATTATCGATAGGAACAATATTACCAAAAATAGGAACTGCAGTAGCACCAGAACCTGGTCCACCAAATATCCGAACCTTAGGTGGACTTGATGCTGGTGGACCAGTGAAGCATTCTGCTATTGAATTTAAATCAATTCCAGCATTAGCAGCATTGGTAAGTTCTTGTATTGCTGTATAAGAATCTGGTCCAATCGCTTTTGCTCCAGCACCAACTATCCACTGGTCAATCATACCCTGGAAGTTCTTTGTGCCTTGGTTACAATCAAATGCTGCGACTGCTGCTCCAACAATACCATCAATAACTCCTCTAGCAAGATTGCCAACATTAAAATCGGTAAAGAATTGGAGAAGTTTATCAACCAGAGCAAGAGGACCAGTCATCAGATTCTCAAGAACACCAATCATAGTATTCAGCAAAGAACCAACAAATTGATCAGAAGCACAAGTTACAAAGTTCTCAACCTCTGCTAATGTTGAATAGATTAAATCCTCAACTTGAGATGTAATAGTATTAATCACACCAGAAGCAACACAAGTAAATTGATCTTCCAAAGCTTTAACTGGACCAAGCATTGCTTCCTGTGAAGCAACACCTGCCTCGTGTGCGATAGGATCACTTAAAGTTGCAGCAAAAGTTAAATTATAAACCAAATCATATAACAATTCCAATCCACCTTTAAGAACAGTTCTCAATTGTTTTATAACTTCACCCATGAAAATTCCAATATATTCATTCATCAAAACAACAATCTTATCTGTTGCTTGACGAATATAACCAGTTATCTTTGAAATCTCATTTTTTGCTCTCCGAAGTTGTTTAAGAAGCCAATCAATAGTTGATTTGACTTTATTAATCTTGGAATTCTGTGCGTTATTTGCCAGAGGAACTTTATCTTTCAGTGCCTCACTTCTAGGTACACGACCATATGCTAACGCAGTATTAATATCAAGTTGTGGTGGAGTCGGTTGTGAATCCTTTTTTGGTTCATTAGTATGATCATCATTCACCTTAGCATTTACAGGATCTGTAGCTGGTCTTGGTTCTGGCGTTACCTGTGCTTGAGCAGGAAATACATTTGTAATTACTGGTTGTTGTCCATCATCACCATCTAAAAAGAAACCAACAACTCTATCACCAGGTTTGATCTGAATACCTTGAGCGACATTTGCTACACCAGAACCTGCTGTAGTCGGAATGAGTGCTGTTGCCCATGGTAAATCATCATCCGCTAACTCTTGTGTATGGTAACCTTGAATGCGAACTTTAAATCGGTTTCCCCATCCACCACCTTCTACTTGTTTCCCCTGAGCTTCAAGAGGGGCTACTTTTCCAACCCACCAGAAGAAACCATCTCTACCAATAACATTAGTCTGAAAATTGTTATCAATCATTATCGTCTCTTGCCTCTTTATTGATTCCGAATGTATCTCTAACTAATTTCATTGAAGTGTATGATCCTTTCGTATCAAAATAATGACATAATTCTTTTATCATATATAGACCACTTGTTTCAGTATCAAACTCAACTGCCTTTGAATCTGAGATTCTAGGGAACATACATTCAATAACATCACCTGCTCTCAAATTAGTATTTGAAGAAACTGTTATGGATAATGTTTGGATAAACAAAGTATTATATCTCATCAACTTTTGTGATTGATAGTTTGCCTGATCATTATTTACATCTTCACTAGCAGCATCCTTGGCTCCAACATCTAAGACAGCACTAATAACTCTAGATGGTGATTGACCAAGAGGTTTTTCAAGTCCTTCAATGACTGGTAAATCTAGTTCAGGTGATCCCAGATGTTTTACAGTTTCCTTATATAAGTTTTCGTCATATCCAATTTTAACAGATTCAAAAGTAAGTGGGTTGAAGTAATATCTTTCACTAGAATATGCTCCCATTCTCAACTTTTCAATCAGATTTTGATTTCTATCTACACTATAAGTTAAAATCTTTCTATCATTATTGATCTTTCTTTCTTCATTATCATAAGCAAGACTTACTTCAGAATAATAATACGTTGCTTTTGGTTTCTTTTTAATCAACTTATCAAGTGATTTAAATCTAAATCCATCCTTTGTCTGGAAGAATACAAATCCAGCACTCTCATTAGCAATCGTTGAAATACATTTAGATGCTAACCAAGTTATAACCCAGAAAGGTTTTTTATTATTACCAATAAAATCATATGAATTTTTAACTTCATCAAAATTACTAAAGTTAAATTTATCAGTTTTTAATACATTAGTCAAAATTGTATTTACAGAGTCCCTTATATTTCCAGTATATCTTAACTTGACTCTATTAGTTTCGTTCATCAATGCTTCTTTTGAAACTAGATTAAGAGTGAATACTTCTCTCTTAGTTTCAGACATCACATCACTTATACTAGAGACATACAAAGAATCCTCAGCTTTCAACGAGAAATCTAGTCCTGGATTTGAAACAGAGTTACCAGATATTTTTAATTCTAACTTCTCACCACCACGAAGAGGGAGACCATTATAGATTGATTGTGAATATGTACCTGCATCATCAAAAGGTTTGATAGCACCAGAGGCATTTACAACATGTACCTTTGCTGTGATTGTAGGAGAAAGAATATCCTCATAATATGAGATACCAATAATTCCAGCACGAATATCTACACTTCTACTAGTGTCTTGAGCAGAAAATAATTCTGCTTTTTCTACAATTGACTTGAGTATTGACATTATTGTTGCAATTTATCGAAAACTAATTGTTTCCATAATCTATTTACCACAGAAAGAGTATTGTCTTCTGAAAGATCGTATCCACTCTCAGATACTATTGGTGGAGATTGTTGATTCATCTGAGATTTTTTCACCATAATAATTTTTGTACCTTGTCTTACTGGAGTAAGTGTATCCAAATATTTAAGTGGATTGATAGTGCCTTCAAATCCATAACTTTCACTACCACCTTTTCTTATCTCATAGTGGAATACTCCTGTTTGATGAGTACCTCTCTGAATTGGTGTTCCTGGTTGAACTTTATCACCAATACTAACTAAGTTCTCAGATCCTTCTGCAATTCTTTCAGTTACACCCAGTTTCTTATTGTAAATGTCAACATAATTACCATAACCCTCATCAGAATCTTTCAAAATTCTCACAACTTCTCCACCAATTCTAGAATAGAAAGTATCATTTGGTCCAGCATCAAAGTCTTGACCAGCATGTCTTCTTGCACCTTGATCTCTTGAAGCTCCATAATTCTGCCCTTCCAATGTATTAGTTGGTGGCAGATTAGGAAGCATTGTCGATTGTGGTTGTGTCTTAGCAGTCTGTGATGCCTTGACCTTTGAATCATAAAGGTTCTTGAGTGTTTCGTATTTCCTAACTGGTTGACCATATGCACTTCTACCAGCAACATTAGGAATAGATGCCCACTCAGGTGAAAGTGCAGCAGATATTTCTCTACTAAATCCCACAGACTTCAATGCTTGTAAAGTAACACCTCTTTGTTCACATAAAATTACTGCTCCTTTATCCTGATTACCAGGCGACATATTCATACCACCAGTTTCTGGAATATTTCCACCAGCAGCACAGGCACCACCTAATCCAATCCAAGTTCTAGGCATAAATTGATACCTACCAAAAGCAGCACTAGCATATCCAGGAGTTCTTTTTACTATGTTGGGGTGCTTACTCAAATCTTCTGTTTGATCAAAACCAAAGTGAGTATTATATCCATTGTTTGGTTGATTAAAAGTTCCTTCAGCAAAAGCAATAACATCTAAAAGAGCTCTCCATTCTATTGCTAATCCTGCTCCAGGAACTGCACCAGAACCTATTATTACTGCAGGTTTAGGATCTGATGGTCTTCCTTGACCGTAAGTTCCTTCTCCAAATGATGTTCCATCTTTTCCATCTCCAGTATTTGCTTGAGCATCGGGTCCTGTACTTCCAAAAGGTGGAATCACTTGACCACTATATGCTCCTTTTCCTTCTTCATCTATAAGTGGTGTTGTAAGTAACTTAGCACTCTCATCAAGTTCTCCTGCAATGTTATTGAACTCTTTGGTAACTTCTCCCCATGCCTTGTCGAGTCTTCCTTGAGAATCATTAAAATCAAACTCTTTTAAATTCGTAAACGCTGCAACTATAAGGTCCTTCATTCCAGTAAATACTCCCTTCACCGAATCAAATATATTAACTGCTATTTCTTTAAACTTCTCTGCTCTAGCAAGAAATTCTTGACCATAACCAATTAAAGTTGGGAGATTATTAAGTAACCATCCTGCGGCAAGATATCCCATAAACTTCAATATTCTTCCCAGAAGATCCTTTCCTGCGCCAGCGATCTTAGTCAACCCAATTCTACCAGAGAATGATTTTACAAGATTAGAAGCTTCAAGAGCACTTTCATTTGCTCTTCTTCTTGTATTCTCTCTTCTCCTTCTTTTTAAAACAAGACCTTTACGAAATTGTTTCTCGTTAAACTTCTTTCGCTTAACGATCAAACCTCTTATATTTTCTAAATTTTCTTCTATTGATTTATTGACGCTCATTTATATTACTCCACCAGATTAAAAAGATTTTTTGCGGTAGATGTATATTGATTATCTAAATCTGAAGAACTAATAGCAGGAACATCTGTTCCACTATCAACTGCACCACCAGGATTCCATGAACCAACTCCATCACTAGGTCCATCTTCAACATAAACTATTTCTGGTGGCATGTCTATCAATGTTAAATCTTTAAACTTCTGATTTATTTTTGAGAAGTTAAGATGATCAAGTTGTACTTTATCTTCAAAGTAGTATCCCTCATCAAACTCAGACTTAATAGCACCAACAGTTAATGCTGCTGAAATAGCCTGAGTATATCCACTGGGGAAAAGATTAGCAAGTCCACCACCGGCATACATTGCAGCAGCTTCTGTATTCCCACGCATATATGCCTTAAAGGCATCATAAAAATCAAATCCAGATCCTATAACAGGAAATGACCCAGCTAGAATTCTACCACCAAATCTCTGACCAATTTTAATACCTGTCTTTTGAGCAGCGGTCTCTGCTAATTCAGAACTAACTTTTTTACCAAATATCTTAGCACCTAATCCTGCAAATTTAGATGAAGCCTTAATACCAAGTTTTTTTGCAAAATCAGGAGCAACTGCAGCAAATCCTGCTTTTAATACTCTAAAACTAACCTTAGCAAGTTTACCTAAGAGGGTAAAAGGTAAAGTTGCTGCTTTAATAATTAACCTCCCAGCAGCTTTACCTAATTTAAGTAATGAACCAATAATTCTATTAATCGCTCGCCAAACAGCACCAACTAAACTGACTGCTTTAGTAATTTTATCAACAATATTATCTCTGATTTTCTTTAATTCATCTACTGCCCCATCACGGGCTGCTTCCAAAGCCTTAAGACCTTGATTTGTTAACCAACCTACACCTAATAAAAGGAAGAAATTCTTTATACGATCAAATATATTACCAAGTTTGTTCTGAACTTTCTGAACTGGTTTTTCAATAGCAGAGGATATTTTATCACCAACACCTTCAAGTGCAGCCTCTGATGCTTCTCTACGGTTATTTCTAGTTTCTTGTCCTATTCTCTTTTGTTCCGATAGGACTCTAAGTTTTTCTTCCTCAGATTCCAATAACAAGAGACCGTAGATATTAGTTAGACCATTATTGATATTGACTAATTGGGTCTGTAGATTTATTATCTGGTCTTGTAAAGAAATATCGCTCTGATTGTTCTCTTGTATTAATTTTTGTTGATCTATTAAAGCCTGCTGTGGACGTACTAATCTAGATCCACCAGAAAAACGTGCTCTGGTGGCAGTGCCTCTATTCCCAAATATTGATCGTAGGCTCAGTCTAGCCATTTTGTTGTGCTTTTAAGTTTTCCTCTTCAATGTATTGCGCTAGGAGAGTAACATATATTTCTCTTTCCCAAGGCATCATATTTTCTAGTTCTGTTAATGAGTATTTATGATGCTGCATCAAAGAAAAATTAGTTTTGTAGTATGACTCAAGAGTTTCATGAGCCATCGCTAGGCGAAAAAAGATGTTAATCCTTCCAGCGTAACATCACTCTCAACACCAGTCTTTGGATTTTTAATCGTAATAGTATGAGCCAACTTAGGCATAGTCTCAAAGAAAGTTTCAATTTCTTTGAATTGTGTAGATGTAAGTTGCTCTAAAAATTCTCTCAACTCTTTAGGTGTTGAATCAGAACTTGCCCAAGATTCCTCTTCATTATAGATTTGTTCGATACATCCAGTAATCATACCAAAGGTATCATCAATACTCATATCTTCTTCATTTGAGAAGTTACTCTTTACGAATTCATTCAATGAAGGATACTTCATACGAAGAGTCAATTCATCATCGAGTTTAATATCTCTATTATGCTTTGGATCCTTAACAACTTTAATCTCATCGAGATTAATCACCATAGGAACTTGAGTCTCCTCATCATCTGGACAAGTAACCATTACCTCAACTTCTTCACCAACAGACTTACCACGAATGTTGAGAAACAAATATTCAATATCAAAAGTAGAAAGTTTATCTACTTTCACACCACGAGTAATAATACAGTTATTGATTACATTCTTTACAGATTCAGCAATCTCTTTAGGATCATTAGTCTCCATAGCAAGGAGAAGAATTTTTTCTTCTTTTACTAGGAATGGACGATACTTAATTTTCTTCTTAGTTGATGGTATTTCCAATTCATATGTTGGAGTTGCAATTTTTGGTAAAGGCATAATGAGTCACTCAGTGTGATTATTTATTGGTTAAAAATTAGTGTTTATATCTGGAATATCAGTGAATGTTGGAGCATTAAAACTAGTTCCAGTTTGTGGATTAACTTGCGTTGAAACTGGACTACTGAATGGTTCAAAGAAGAATGGATTTCTTCCACCATAGTTTCCAATAATATGCTCATTCACACTATCAACCTTTCCAATAATAAATCTATCGTAATAGAATTGAACAGACATTTTCATCACCTGAGAACCCTCATATGATATGGGAATCTCATTAATCTGGAATGGATATAAACCTACAAAGTTATATTCTACGAAAGTTTGATAGTCTCTATCAAATTTAAAAATCTTTGTTAGATTTGACTTATACTCTTGAGGATATTGCATCCTGACAAAGTAGTTTAAATTGTTTTCCGATATTGCTGGTCTTTCATTTATAATTCCAATTGGATTAGTAGATCCAGAAGCAATGAAATCAACCCAACTTTCAATGAACTTGAGGTTTCTATATCTAGTATCGACGTAGAACTCAAGAGTAATCTCATTGTACATTTTGGTATGAGCAAACTTCTCAGTGATGCCCATATAATTACCAGTCACATTACCACTAGCAAGTCTTGCTGTTGGGATAATCGCATTGAAACACAATAATCCAGCATCCTCTGCTGTAAATCTACGACCGACACTTCGCTTTGCCAAGTATCGAATCAACTCTGATGGAAGTCCACCAAATCTAACTTCATAATGGGAAGTTTGTGCAACATTTGTAAGAAGGGACTTAACTTCTGATATTTTACGGGTTCTTATCGACACTCTAAATACCTTATATGAGTCTTAGTTATAGTTATTTAGATGTCGTATAAAGGAAAATTTCAACCATCATATCCAAAAAAGTATAAAGGTAATCCAGCAAACATCATATATCGTTCTTTATGGGAAAGAAAGTTTATGGTGTACTGCGACAAAAATGAAAATATACTAGAATGGGCAAGTGAAGAAATAGCGTTACCGTATCGCTCTCCAGTTGATAATCGAGTTCATAGATACTTTCCAGATTTTTATATTAAATATAAAGATACGAGTGGGAAAATAAAAAGTTCTCTGATTGAAATCAAACCAAAGAGACAAACTGCTCCACCAAAAAAACCAACCAGACAAAATAAAACTTATATCAGAGAAGTTTACGAGTACGCAAAAAATCAATCTAAATGGAAAGCAGCAGAAGAATATTGTGCTGATCGTGGTTGGGAATTTAAAGTTCTTACTGAAAGGGAATTAGATGTATGAGTAGAGTAAATGAAATTGTAGCAAATCTAGTTGGGAATGAAGACCCCGATGATTTGATGCTGGAAATTTTAGAAGTATTGACTGAAAGTGAGATAATTCCAGAGAGTGGTAGTTATTATACATTCATCTATAAACCCAAAACACCAAATATACAATACGATGAACATCCTCTTGTAGCAGTTACAGATATCTTCTCTTGGGGATTTCGTGGATTCAACTATCACTGGGGTGAAATGCGTCAGTATACCTGGAATGAAGTGATAGGACAAATGCATGTTGTAAGAAGAAGTGAACTAGATGATATGAGAACCATTCCTTATGGAAAAATCAGACTAAATAGTTAGAAAAAATATAATGTCTGTTTTTCGATATCCACTAAGAAAACTAGATACTGCCGAAGATTATATCCAAATTGATATTCTAGATTATGTTCCTTCTGGTCTTGATCTTAAGGAAAATGAATTTTCTTTACGCACTTCAGATGATACTCTTTTGAATAGCGGCAATTTGGTTCAAAAAATAAAATATAGTATCATATTACCAATCCCACAAGGAATTGGTGACAGTATGAGTGTGGGTTGGGGTGCATCAAGAATCAATCCCCTACAGGCAACGCTTGCTAGTGCGGCTACAGATATAATGTCTGCAGAAAGTCCTTTAAACAAAGCAAAAGAAAGTATAACTGACACAATTAATAAAATTAAAACCACTGCTACTGCGGCAACAACAAAAAGAGCAATAAACGCTGCATTAGCTGGTGGTGCCATCAACGCTCTTACAGGTCAAAATCTTAACCTAATAGGGAGAGCAACGGGAGCAATCTTTAATCCTAATATTGAATTACTTTTCTCTGAAGTAAAACTTAGACCAGGATTTACTTTCTCCTTTGATATGATTCCAAGATTCCAAAAAGAATCTACTGAAGTAAAAAATATCATC